GTCGTCAACTTGAGAACCATCTGCCATAATGTTTACTATGCGTGGCTCCCATTTCTTTTTAACTGATTTCATGGTATAATCCTCTTGTAGTATATTTACTGAGTCCCTGATTGCCGTCAGGGGCTTTTTGCGTTCCTAACCTGGTAGATATTCCTGATTAAGAAACTTGTTGATAAAATATTGCTGACCTTTGCCAGTGACCTTAGTTGTGGTATTTACCGTAGTATGACCGTCAGCGTGGTTGATATTTGTCTTTTTCAGTTCAAACAGTCCTAACTGCATGCTTTTCTGTGTGGGTTGGTTCCAAGACTCCCCACGGCGACTAATTAGATAGCCGTTAGAGCGTAACCACTGAAAGAGTTTATTTTGACCAATATCAATCCCGTTCTGTTTCAGGATTTTAGCTAGTTCACCAATTAGACAAGATGACTTACTAGCACTCACAGCATCAGCAAACAAAACCTTGGGACGGTCAGCCTCAATCTGTGCCTCTAACTTGTGGACTTTCTTATCTGCCATGAGTAAGGCTCTTGCCATGATTTTTTCAGGGCTGTTGTAGTCTTTCTCAATCTGGATAAAATAAGCTCTGACTTCCTTACCTTTATCAGTCCGCTGTACCATGGCAATCTCTTTAGCCATGTCTAACTTGAGGACATGGTCTTGACTGGGTCGCCCTCCTGTACTTTTGCTCAAAAATGAGCTAAAGTCCTCACCCTCTGTAAAACCGTATTCGGTCATACGTGGGAACCAGTCTTTATAAGCTGTTTTCACGCCTAGAGCTTTATGTAGCTGTCTGCCTGATACAACTGGCTCATGGCTATCATTAAGCGTTACATTGATGAGTTCGTTCATACTGTCTCCTTTCTCTTATATGATTTAAAATCATATATAGATTAAATTTTTTTAGGTGGTCTGTTTATTTATTCCAAGAATGTCATCAGTAGACACATTGAAAAACAAAGCTAGGCTAATAAGGTACTCACCTGAAATCTTCGTCTGGTCTTTTTCCCAGTTGCTAATAGATGTTTGAGTGACACCTAGTTCTTTTGCCAATTCACGCTGTGACATCTTATTGTGTTTAGCTCTTAATTCTGCAATAGTGACCATAGCTGAGCAGCTCCTTTCTTGATGATGATTACATTGTATATGATTTTAAATCTTGTGTCAAGCGTTTTATATGATTTATTTTCTATTTTTTTTGAAAAACTATAAAACTTATATTTTATTTAAAACTTTTTTCTCATATAGTTGATTTATAATCACACTTCTGATATAATTTACTTATCAAAAAAACGAAAAAAGGAGTTATCCTATGGAAAAACTAGGAGACCGAGTAAGGAAGTTAAGAGAGGGGCGTAACATGACACAGACCGAACTTTCTGAAATACTTGGGATGAAAACCTATACCACCGTTTCAAAGTGGGAAAAAAACGAAAACTTTCCAAAAGGTAAGGATTTAAAGAAACTAGCAGAGATTTTCAATGTTACCTCTGACTATCTCCTGGGGCTTGCTGATAGCAAACTTGGGAAAATGGCTACACAGGATGAACAAGCTGAAATTATCACCATCTATGATAAGCTAGACAAACCAAGGCAAGAAAAAGTCCTTGACTTTGCCAAGGAGCAGCTTGAGGAGCAAGAGAAACCTGAGGTAGTTTCTATTTTCGATAAGCTCAAAGCCGAAGAAGATGAAAACTACATCACTGACTATGTTGAGGGATTGGTTGCTGCTGGTCGTGGTATTTTCCAAGATGACAATTTACACATGGAGGTGAGACTACGTGCTAATGATGTCCCTGAGAGTTACGATACAATAGCTAAAGTTGCTGGTGACTCTATGGAGCCTTTGATAGAAGATAATGACTTGCTCTTTATCAAGGTTGCTAGTCAGGTAGACATCAACGACATTGGTATCTTCCAGGTAAACGGGAAAAACTTTGTTAAAAAACTTAAAAGAGATTATGATGGTTCCTGGTACTTACAAAGTCTAAATAATAGCTATGAAGAAATCCATCTAACAGAAAATGACGACATCCGTACAATTGGAGAGGTCGTAGATATTTATAAGGCTTAAAAAATATGTGCAATCACTGAACCACACTAAAAGCTGGGAGGTAATTTTATGAAAAAGGTTAAAGTCTTTATAGCGGGATTTTTAGCGTTGGCCGCTCTCGGTTTCGTTTTACAGGCTTTAGGATTAGCGCCTAAAACTAAAGCTCCTGAGGCGCCAAAAGTAGCCACCCAAAGCTCAAGTGCTGAGGTAAAAGAAAAAGCACCAGAGAAAACAGAGACTACTGAGGCTACTGAAGCTAGTTCTGAAAGTGACGATAAGTTGCCACGGGTCTCAGCGGATCAGATGGCTAGTTTCATTGAGTATTTCAAGCAAGATTTAACTGATAAAGGTGTAGATATTACCACTTACACTTTCCACAGCAAGGATACCATCCTCTATGTAAATGTACCTAACGAGTACAAGTACTATTCAAAAACTGATTTACAAGCCTTTGCGGACGGGTTGAAAGCAAAAGAACATGAGGCTTTTAATGTTTGGGCTGGTACTAATGGGGTTGATTTCAAATCATACCCAATGCTACATATAAAAACAGATGACGGTAACTCTCTTGTCTCTCAAAAGATGAACGGAGAGATGAAAATCAAAGTAAAATAAGAACAAAACAAAAAAGCCCCACGCTCTCTAAGTTTGGCGACTCAGAGCGTGAGGCTAGTGACAAGAAAAACTTTTTCAGAAGATAGTATCTTTTGAGAGGTTTTCTTGTACCCATTTTATCATTTTTTAGAGAATTTTAAAAGAGGTACAGCAATGATAACAACAAACAAAGTAGCTATCTATGTCAGGGTATCGACAACAAACCAGGCAGAGGAGGGCTACTCTATTGAGGAGCAAAAAGACAAGCTCTCTAGCTACTGCAACATCAAAGACTGGAGCGTCTATAAAATCTACACAGACGGGGGCTTTTCAGGCTCTAATACTAAGCGCCCCGCCCTGGAGCAACTCATCAAGGACGCTAAAAAGAAACTCTTTGACACCGTCCTAGTCTACAAGCTAGATAGGCTGAGCCGTAGTCAAAAGGACACACTTTACCTGATAGAGGATGTATTTATAGAGAATGATATAGCCTTTCTGAGCCTACAAGAGAACTTTGACACCTCTACCCCTTTTGGTAAGGCAATGATTGGTCTCCTTAGTGCCTTTGCACAGCTAGAGAGGGAACAGATTAAAGAGCGTATGCAGCTGGGCAAGCTAGGGCGTGCAAAGGCTGGCAAGTCCATGATGTGGGCTAAAACCTCCTACGGATATGATTATCACAAGGAAACTGGAACAGTGACCATCAACCCAGCACAGTCTCTAGCTATCAAATTCATCTTTGAGGAGTATCTAGCAGGACGGTCTATCACCAAATTAAGAGATGACCTAAATGAGAAGTTCCCTAAAGATATTGACTGGAACTACAGAGCTGTCAGAATAATTCTGGCTAATCCTGTCTATTGCGGCTACAATCAGTACAAGGGGCAAGTTTACCCTGGCAACCATGAGCCTATCATCAGTGAGGAGATATTTAACAAAACTCAAGAAGAACTCAAAGTAAGACAGATAGCAGCTGCCCAATTTTCAAACAACCCTAGACCTTTCAGGGCTAAGTACATGCTGTCAGGTATAGCTCAATGCGGCTACTGTGGAACACCGCTTACAATCACGTTAGGGACTATACGTAAAGACGGCAGCCGTAACATCCGCTATCAATGTAAAAACAGGTTTCCCAGGACAACAAGAGGGGTGACCACCTACAACGATAACAAAAAATGTGACTCATACTTTTACGAAAAGGCAGATGTTGAGGAGAATGTGCTCAACCAAATCAGCAAGCTACAAGAGGACACTAGTTACCTTGATGAGCTATTTTCCAGCACAGAGGACAACGGTATAGACCGTGACAGCTATCAGAAACAAATAGAGGAACTGACAGCCAAGCTAAGTAGATTGAATGACCTCTATATAGACGACCGTATCACACTAGAGGAGTTACAGAGACGGTCTGCTGAGTTTACTCTCATGAGAGCAACGCTGGAGGCTGAGCTAGAAAACGACCAGGCGCTAAAGCAACAAGAACGAAAAGACGACATGAGGGAAATCCTGAATAGGGAGGATGTCCTGAACATGGACTATGAGGGGCAAAAAGTGGTAGTTAGGGCTCTAATCAACAAGGTACAAGTGACATCTGAGGAGATTGTCATCAAATGGAAAATCTAAGAATTTTACTATCCTACATCTCAATGAATGATACTAAAATTCCTAGTTTCTGACACAGACCTTACATGAGCCTCAATCTCCTTGCTACGCTTTAGCAACTCACAGGCTAGCTGGTAGTTATCTAGTTCCTCATCTGCCAG